ACCTTTGTCTTAGAAATTGTTAGTTTTTGGGATAACCTTCCGGGTAACTTGGTCAATCTTTATTTGTTTCTTGAGGGACACTACCATAGCCTTGGCTTGCGCAAGATCATTAGCGAGTATTGGCAGCGAAATTGGGCGTGTGCACCTCCCCAAACCTTTTTCTTCGTAACGACCTTTAGTCAAACACGTTATTGTGAGTTAGTCAATAAAATCTATAAAGTGCAGCCTGTGTACTCGGATTTTGATTTATGCTTGCTTTGTTTGTTTGTCGTTGCTTTAATTATCTTCACATACTTCTATTCTGGGATTAGTCTACGTACCAGGTTACAAGAAGTTGCGATGAAGTGCTTGCGTCCGTTTACGCATTTGCCACAGCAAAATCCAGAACACTTACGATCTCACTTTACATCTTTACAATTTTCACGTGTTAAACCCTCACCAGGCCACACTCACGCTGTAAGCGCTTGTGACCGCACCGTAGCCTCAACGTTTATCGATAGGCTAGGTCCCCTGGTTGGGCTAGAACCGTACTTTGTTCAGCGATCACGAACTGATGAACGTAAGAACCGGCTTGGTAGCCGTGTTCATTTTTGGACTAAAGATTTGAATGTTCAGCCTGAGGAGTTTATGCCCCCTGAATATAGTCTGCTTGCGATGGTAGATGTTGACCAATACGTTGACATGCCTTCATTTTTATGTGATAACTTTCGCCCACTTGTGTTGTACACATTTCAGCCTAGCCAAGTATCGCGTACGAGCTCGGAATACTCTTATACGTTCAATAAGTATAACCGTGTTGAGTATCGTGTTACTGGTGGTGGCCTGTATGAACACAGCGTTTGGAATTATAGCCACGATAATATTATGGTATACAAGTCGTTCTTTGGTATACCTTACAAAGCAGCCACTTATGGCATAGATCGCAGAATTACTTCTTTGGATCATGAACTAGTTCTCTTGACCCCACTTTCTATGTGGACTGGCATGTTCGCCCTTTTCGCCCGGGTCCTCTTATTTGGACGTTCTTTGGCGCGGTTAAATCTTGTGCATGGAGCTTTCCTTCGGTTGAAAGTTCATTCCATGGAAGGTTTTCTCGTGTCAACCGGAAAAGTTGGTGAATACGCTCAGGCCACGGTTCCAGTGGAAGTGGATGACACATGTAAGACTATCGCGGAGACTTCTAAGTACGATTTTACCTTACCCCAAGCCGTGTCTCTGGCCGGTGGTGATAAGACAGCTGGTGCAGTTTTGATGCAATGGAATAGAGCTTTGGTCGATGGCAATCTCGACGCAACTCTTCCCTCGTCAAAACCAGATGTTGTTTGCCCCGTTTCAGATTCAATACGGTTGTATCATTTCGACCCTCCGTCA